TGACCAGATAAGCATGAGCAACAAGGACATGGAATGGCTTAAAGGACAGAAATGGTATATGCACCTTGTTTTCGGCGTTTACGGTCTGAGCCCTGTAGAAGCAGGTTTTTACGAGGACGCTCTCAAAGCAGGAATGGAAGGACAGAGCAGGGTGAGTGTTAAGAACGCTGTCATGCCTTATTTGAACTTGATAGAGAAGAAGATTAATAGGATAATAATACCAGCTATTCTCGGAGAGGATGATTTGCCTTTGCAGAAGAGGACGCCTTTGCAGTTCAAGTATTTCCCGAGGGACGCGGCTCAGGAAAAGATCGACCATGAGATGCAGCTCGCTGATGTGCGGGCTAAGATAAGAAGCATTAATGAGGTTAGAGCTGAGCGTGGTCTTCCGCCTTTCGACTCGGAGTATGCTGATAATCCTTTTGCTTTCATGAATAATCTGTCTTTTAACGGACGAGGTGATAATGTTGAGGAAGCTAAGCAAAAAGAAGAAGTTGAAGAAGATGATGAAGAAGATAAACGAGGACGAAGAGGAGAAGAAAGAGAAAAAGTGAAGTTTATTTTCATTGACAAAGCCAAGAAGAAGCCTAAGAAACAAACAGGTATTGATGAGTGGTATGATGTTGAGACTTACGGAGACCTCGTTGTCAGGATGTATGACCGTTGGGAGAAGAAAGTCTTAGCAGCCGTCACCGAGATAAACAAGAGCAAAGAGCCAACGATACTTAAAAGCTTCGGGGAGTTCCTTAGGACAATGATTATGGGAATGACAAGCGTCGAGTTCTATAATGTTATTAAGCGTGCCGTGGCTAAGACTATGAAGAAAGGATTACAAGCAGCGGAGGAAGAATTAGACATGGATATTGGTGCGAGCCAAGTTTTTAATACCAAAGCGGAGGCTTATGCTAAGCAGCAGTTTGACGGGTATACATTGCCTGATGGCAAGAAGTGGCATGGCATAAAAGGGGTGGCGGCTGAGATGCAGAAGAAGATTTATAACAGCATAAAGGAAGGCATGATGAAGAAAGAAGGCGAGTCTGAGCTTAAAGAAAGAGTTATGAAAATATTCAAGCAAGCAAAAGAAGGTCAGGCTCTTAGGATAGCTCGGACTGAGAGTAATCGTTTCGTTAATGAGGGAAAGCTCCAGGCTTATAAGGACAGCGGGGTTAAAGGCAAGAAGAAGTATGTGGCTTTCCTTGATGATAGGACGACAGAGATATGCAGGGGCATGCACGGACAAATAAGGGAATTGGATGAGCCTTTTAATAGCCCTGACGGGAGAGAGATTATGATACCCCCGGCTCACCCTAATTGTCGTAGTTTCATAAGATTCGTTAGAGGAGAATGAATATGAGGAAAACAGTTTTCATAACAATATTTGCTTTGTTGCTTGTTTTTAGCAGCGTATTATTCACAGGCAGCACGAGCGTCACTGAGAAGTATAGTTATCAGGGTCAGAAAGCTAAGCCTGTTTATCTCATAGAGATTAATGCTTGGACTACGAGAATAGATTACTCGGGAAGCAACCCTGTTTATATCGGGGAAGCGCAAGCAGGGACTCTTGAGAACGAGACGGGTTGGAGAATACAAAAAATAGGTTATGACGGGAGCAACGCGGTTAATGTTACTTGGGCTCAGGGAAGTAACGAGTTCGACTTTGTGTGGAGTAACAGGACGAATTACACTTATAGCTAAGAATGCAACATGAGAAAAACAATATTGTTAATATTTGCAGTTCTTCTTATTAGCTTGTTCTCTGCGAGCGCATATTACAAGTATAACCCGTTGATTTGGAAGGGGCTTGACTATTACGAAACAGGAACCGGAGCGGCTTGGAATTTATCTGGGAGCAATTACCTTTATAATTGCAGCGGCGTTCTTTGCTGGAATGAGAGTAAGGGTAATAATACTTACTTGTTGCGAGTAGACGAAGGGAGTCTTGATGTTAATAGTTCTGATTACTGGGATTCTTATGATGCTCCGAGCGACATACAAGACCTTCTCATTATTCCTTGCGGTAATATTAGCGGAGCCGCCAGCGACTTATGCACAATCACCGACACGACCATCGGTAATTGTAGCGTTACTGGTAGTTGCAACTCGTTAGCTTACCTGGATTACGCTAATACTGGGAGCCTTAATATTTCTGGTTATTACGCTGGTCAGCCTTTGGACGGGAGTATTGGCAGCGGCGTTATCTGGAGTGATGATGTTAATAGCGAGGGAGATGTTAATCTGAGTATTAACGGTCTTAACATCACATATCCTGATATGATTGTTAGGTTGGTGAGAACAGACAACCTGGTCAAGTATTGTAATATTAGTTCTGATACTATAACCATGCCAGAAAACACCCATCTTGTTTTCTATGTTGACAATACTTGCACGGTTAAGAACACGTCTTTCAATAACTACATAAACACTGGTTTGAGCCCTGGCGGATTAGCTGACATTTTTAATGCTTACGCTGTTAACGGCACCGTGGAGATGTTTAAAGGAGCGACGGTGAAGAACAAGGAGGAGATTAAGACTCGGAAGTCCATGTTCAGAACCGCTCATCTCAGAGTGTATTCTGGTATGAACCTGGATTTCAACACGGTTTTCCCAGAAGTATATCAGTATGGCGGGGAGTATTTGTATGTGAGGACTCTTGTTAACACTTTAGCTCGTAATTCCACTGTTAACGGCATTCATCTTGTCAGCCATATCAACGGCAGCTGGGACTACGTCACACAGAAAGGCATTAACCTCACTCACTGCGATAACACCACTGACTTAGTGCAATGCCCTACTAACAAGTATAGAAGGTATGTTATTTATACTATTGGGAAGGATAGCACGACACAATTACATCAGCTCGCTCCCCTAACCACGGACACGACTTATAATAATCTTGGCGACTGCTTGGACATAGTTAATAACCCCGTCTCTTATACCTTGCCTTCTATGCACGAGTACTTGGCTGTCCCCACGTATGTTTACTGTGGTTTGAGAGACGCCAACACTTGGGGTGACGGCTGGATTGACATAAGAGGCGGCTTGGTCTCTCACGGCGCCGCTCCTGATTTGAGTAATTACTTGTCTTATGACGGCTTAACACAGAACTGGAACCAGGGGGATTATAACTTTACGAATACGAACAGCTGGTTCCTTGGAAAAATTAATTGGAGTAACGTTCAGAACAAGCTCATAAGCAGCGTTAATAATGTTTACCTTTATCTGAGTAGTTCAACACTCTTTTTTAACGAGACCAAGCTTAACAATACTATCAGGTCTTTTAATAGCAGCTGGGATTACACGGTTGACACTGTTTGGAGTCTCGGAGATAACTACTTGTATAATTGCACTGGGAGTCTCTGCTTGAACGAGTCTAAGCTTAACTCCACCATTGATAACAGGGATAGTGATACGACTTACACCGCCGGGAGTTACTTGTATCTTAGCGGCACAGAGTTTAATGTTAATGAGACCATGCTTAATATTACTATTGATGCGAGAGACACAGACACAAACACGTGGTGGAGTGTTGACCTCGCTGATTTTGTTAATAATAGTAATACTTTGGAGTTGAATTGGACAACTATTAACTCCACTATTGATGCCCGGGCTTCTGCTGACGGGAATAATTACACGAAAAGCATTGGTTTCAGTGGGACTACCACTAAGACTTTGCATTTAGAAAGAAATGGTATGAGTAATCTCTCTGCGAGCTTCACTGATATTGACACAACCATTGGTAATTGTAGCATAACAGGGAGTTGTCAGAACATATTGTATAATTCTGGGGGGACAGCCACAGGCAACTACACCTTTGACACCACAACATTACACATAGACAGCACGAATAATCGTGTGGGTGTCGGCACAACCAGCCCAACAACCAAATTAGATGTTAATGGCGGTCTCCGTGTGTCTAATAATATTACTGGCGTTCATTGTATAACTTTTAACAATGGTGCGAGGCTGGGTGAATGTGGATAAAGAAATCAAGAAAAGAAACGTCATTATCAGCATTCTCGTAGTCATAGCTTTATTTCTCGGAGCAATCTTCGGCACAGACTTTGATGATAATCTTCTTGGAAAAGAAAAGGTTGATATTAATAAGACTTTGAAGCCGTTACCAGAGCCTTTACCCGAACCAAAAGTTGTTTGGAAGGATAACTGCCAAGTTAAGTGTGTTAATAATAAGTGTAATAGGGTTGTTGGTAGAACTTTTTATGCTAATGATACTGATGGTGTTTGTAAGAGGATTGAAAAAGCTAAGAGTCTTAAGAATAGTCCTTTAAAGCTCGTGGTGGAGAGTGATGGTTATCATAATGTTGAGATTATTGATTATAATCTTACAAGTGTGAGGTTGAAGACAAGTATTAAAGACAAGGTTCAGAAGAAGAGTGTTCCTTTAAGAGTTATTAAGCCCGTTATTAATATTAGTTTTGATAAGGAAAAACAAGAATTTGTTAAGAAAAAATTTTTTGTTGAGAAGAGCAAGGAAGACCTTGTTTTTAATTCTCCGGTTAATCCTGTTAAGGAGTATGATAAAGTTATTAATGTGAATTTCAGTAATGGAGAGTTTGTTGAGTTCGGAGAGAACAGCACAACTATTATATTGAATCAGA